AGTACAACAGTAGCATCATCTAGTATCACTGCAATTTCCGGTTCAATCGGAATCGGATTTAATGCTAGTACATATAATGGTGTACAATTTAATGTACCAGTTAGCCAAGCTACAAATTTATTAGCTCCAGACGGTAGTCTTAAAACAACTGATAGTTTTGTATCAACTACTAGCGATTCTTCGACTAGCGGAAGTATTTCGATACAAAATGCTACACCATTGGTATTAGGTACTGCTGGATATTCTCAAGTTAATGTTTCTTATAGTTTGTTCCAGCTACAATCAAAACAACCTAATCAAAATTTTGAAATTAATGTACAAAGTGATACAAGTTATCCAGCACTGCATGTGAATGCAACAACTAATACAGTTGGAATATTTACTGCTGCTCCTCAAGCTACATTAGATATAAATGGAACAGTTAGAGCAACACCATTTACCCCTGCAAGTTCATCAGCTACAGGTGTTGTTGGGCAAATTGCATGGGATGCTAACTATGTTTATGTTTGTACTGCTACAAATACCTGGAAACGTGCCGGATTAAGCACATGGTAAACAGTCCAAACTATGATAAATACACTGAAATAAGGAACGAGCGAGACTATGTCATATACAATTAACCATTATAACGGTACATTACTTACTACAGTTGCGGACGGTACAGTTGATACGTCTACTGATCTTACACTGATTGGTAAGATTTATGCTGGATACGGTCAAGCACAGAACGATAACTTTGTATGGTTGCTAGAAAATTTTGCAAATACAAATAGTCCCCCAAATCCTTTGGCAGGTCAACTATGGTTTGATAGTGGCGCCAAGAAATTAAAATTTTATGACGGTTCAAAATTCCGCAATACTGGCGGAGCTGAACTTGGAACAAGTGCTCCTAGTGGATTAACACAGGGAGATTTCTGGTTTAATACCGCTAGTAATCAGTTATATGCATATACTGGCACTACATTTACACTTATCGGGCCACAGGAAGTTACTGGAGCCGGCACAACACAAATGCAATCTGTTAGTGTTCTTGATACTAGCAATATTGCACATCCAATTATCCAAGGTATTGTTAATGGTGCAACAGTATTCACTATCGCCGGATCAGATGCTCCGTTCCAGTTAAATTCTACAACAAATCCAATTACCGGATTTGATTATATCCAACAAGGTTTAACACTTTCTTATACAGAAAATGCAGCCAACGGTGTAACTTCTGGAAGCCAACGCTTCTGGGGCACAGCAACTAATGCTGATAAATTAGGAGGATATCCTGCTAGTTCATTTGTTCAATCAGGCAATGCTACATTTAGTACCTTAGTTAACTTTAGCGATGCAGGATTTACTGTAGGTAATCCTGTTGCAAAACTAAGCGTATTTAATGCTAGTCAAACAACTCCGACAATTCAAAATACATACGGCTCACAAATTTTATTTGAAACCAATGTTTCGGGAGTGACTAAAACACCATTAATTGTTAATGGTAATGATATTACTCCAGGACTAAGCGGAGTTTCAAATTTAGGTACAAATGCATTACAATGGGCAACTGTTTATGCTAGTTATTTCCAAGGTACTGCATACACTGCTGATGGTTTAACTTTAAACACAGCTCGTGCAACAGCCAGTACAGCCGCTGCTGCAAATACGATTGTAGGTAGAGATAGCAGTGCAAATATCACAGCTAATCTATTCCAAGGTACTGCAACATCTGCAAACTATGCTGACTTAGCTGAAAAATATCTAGCTGATGCAGAGTATGAAGTTGGTACAGTTGTTATAGTAGGTGGTGATGCAGAAGTAACAGCATCTGCTCAAGGATTTAAAGCACTTGGTGTTGTAAGTGAAAATCCTGCATATATGATGAATAGTGAATTACAAGGTGGAACATATATTGCTCTTAAAGGACGTGTACCTGTAAAAGTTTGGGGAACATGTAATAAGGGTGATTTAATGGTTGCTTATAAAGACGGAACAGCTCGTTCTACTCAAGATCCTGATTACATGGTATTTGCCATTGCATTGGAAGATAACACTAGTGAAGAAATCACACTTGTTGAGTGTGTAATTCTATAATAATAAATATCACACGAAAAAAGGATAATAAATGACTGGAGTTGGATCAACAATTGCTGCTAATGATTATAATACTATTCAAAGTACTATAGCAGGTGTCCTTGGACAAAATGCTGCAGGTTATGGACAAGCTCTCAGTAGTAGTCAAGTAGCATCTAATGCAAAGATTACAGCCGCTCAATGGAATGCATTACAAAATGATATTTCTGCAGTCAATTATCATCAGCTTAATGCTGCTCCTTCTTATGGTGGAAGCGGTTTGACCACAGCAACAACTAGTATAAAAATTAAAGATTCTGATCGTGCATCATATTTGGCTGTGGCACAGGCATTGGCTAATTCATCATCTTCATCAGTTGGCGGAGTAAGTTATCCAGGATGTTATGTACAAGCTCCAGCAGGCCAATATACTGTCCCATCATCGAGTCCATATCCGGTAAGTACTCAGCGTTCGCCCGGATGGAATGGCACTGTTACTAATACAGTAACATTGACATTTGCAAGCAATTTAGCAGCAGAGTATTATTTTAACGCCGGAAGTGTTTTTAATATTACAGCAAGTGCAACTGGTGGACAATCTGGCACAGTGGGAACAAAAGATTACTCATGGGCAACAATGTTATCCAACATGGGAACTATTACTTTTGGATATACTGCTACTACTAAGAGCGGATCGAGTGGTACAGGATCTGGTTACGGTTGGACATATTTTAATTCTAATAAAGGTGCAACCCAAACCATTTATTCAAATGCAATCAGTGGAACTTATGCTCCAAATCAGTATGATATTCGCTGCAATTTAAATTCTGCCGGCACAGTAATAACATTCACTATCGAATTCCAAGACCTATCAGGCCAACCAAATCCACCTTGGGGCACAGATGAAAATGTAACAGCAACTATTACTAGTAATGTTAATGCTATATACTCATCCGGTGCAGTTTCAGTTGCAGCATACTTGCCAACTACAAGTTCTACATTCCCTTAATCAATTTAATTTAGCCTAAGCTCTTGACAAGCTAACTACTGTAGTGTATTATCGTATACTACGGAGTTGTCTATGGATGAAAGAATTGAAAAAGCGTTTGCAGTAGCCAATTATATGTCTACCCTGTCAAATCAGCGCAGAGTGATATTAGAAGAATATAATCAAAAATTAGTTTACTATACTAATGGTGCAACATTTAAAGTTTCCCCAGAATTAATAAACTTTGCCAAAACTATTCTAGATATTGGACACGCTGCTGATATTGCATTTGTTGATGCAAATGATTTTCCAGTTATCATCGATGATGTTCAAGATTTTTTTGATAGCATTGTAGGTGTATATTTTGAAGCAACAACTGAATATGCAGCTAAATTTGCTGAACTTAAAAATAAAAGAAAAATTTCTGATATAGTGGATCTATGACAACTGGTGCTGTGATATTTGCTCATAACAATAGCAATGTTAATTATGTTAAATTAGCAATCTTTGCAGCTAATCGAGTGAAAGATTATTTAGATATACCTGTTAGTTTAATAACTGACAGTAAAGATTGGTTATTAAAAGCCTATCCTGATCATCCGTTTGATCAAGTTATTTCAGTACCGCCTGCAACAACTACACAACAAAAAAAGTTTCATGACGGTACTCTTGCCGGTAAAATGTTAGATTGGAAAAACTTTTCAAGAAGCCAAGTATACGATCTAACTCCATACGATCGTACTATTGTATTAGACAGCGATTATATTTTAAATTCTAGAGTGTTAAAACCTGCACTAACTAATGAACATGATTTTCAAATCTATCAAAATAGTTTTGATTTAGCGTTAGATAGACCGGCAATGTTTGATAGAATTAGTTCATATTCAATTCCTTTTTATTGGGCTACTGTTTTTATCTTTGAAAAGAACGATCTTATGAAATCGTTTTTTGATTTAATTGAATACATTAAGGCTAATTGGAATTATTTTAAAGTACTCTATAGTATCGATGCCCATACATATCGTAATGATTTTGCATTTAGTATAGCCATACATATTATGAATGGAAAAACTAATGGCAATTTTGCTGTAGAGTTGCCTGGAACTATGACCTTTACAACGGACAAGGATATATTGATTTCTGCAAAAGAAAATACAATGTCATTTCTTGTCGAAAAGAAAGATTACTTAGGCGAATATACCGCAGTTAAGACCACTGGTTTGGATGTGCATGTTATGAATAAATTTAGTCTTAATCGATTTATAGATGGAGGTTATGGTGTCTAGAGGATTTCTGATCTACGCACAAAATACCGATACTGTTGATTATGTCAAACAGGCGTATGCTCTGGCGTTAAGTATTAAATTTAGTCAAACTGAAGTCACGGCAGTTTCATTAATCACAAACGATCCTGTACCAAAAAAATATCAAAAAATATTTGATCAGATACTGCCTATTCCTTGGTTTACTGATGAACCTACTTCGCCATTAAAGGGCGAAAATCGTTGGAAGGTATATCATGTATCGCCGTATGAGGAAACAATTGTATTAGATAGTGACATGTTGATACTAGAAGACATTGTTGAATGGTGGTATTATTGTAAAAACTATGATGTTAAATTTTGCTCACGGGTAAGAAATCATAAATTAGATATAGTAAATGATACATATCATCGTAAGGCATTTGTATCTAATCAACTATCTAGTCCCTATTATGCCCTACATTATTTTAAAAAATCAACATCAGCTCACGAATTTTATAAGGTATTAGAATTTGTATGTAATAATTGGGCCTGGTGTTATGATAAATTTGCACCTAATCATTATCAAAATTGGCTCAGCATGGATTTAGCTGCTGCCATTGCTATAGAAATTACAGGCATGCATAACTATGCAGTTGATGTGTGTAGTCCTTTAGAATTCATACATATGAAAGTTCCACTACAAGAATGGAAAGAATCTTCTGCTAATTGGCAGGATACTGTGCCTAGCATACTAAATTCTAAGGGAGAATTAGTCGTTGGTAATATTAAACAAACGCGAATATTTCATTATATAGAAAAACAATTTATTACAAAAGAACTATTAACTCGATTGGAGAAACTAGCGTATGGCTCGTAAAAAAATCACTCCTTACGAGCCAAGATATTATATTCATTACGATAAAAAAACCGGAATGATTTTAAGTGTATCTCCTGAAAAACTACCTACTGATAAACACAGTGTTGAGCTTTCGTTTGAAGAATTTAAACTGTTTATTGACGGAAGTAGAAATCCTCGAGACTACATAGTAGTACAAGATAAAAACGAAATTACAATAACTCGAGTAAATAATCCTTTACAGGGATTTGCATTTAAAAATAAATCGTTTGAGTGGATTAATAATCCTCCTTCAAAGAATACTGAATTATCAACTATATGGGATAATGTAAATAATTGTTGGGAGTTCAAACTGTCTAAGTCTGCTAAAGATCGTACTGTTACAGATGTTACTAGTCATGCAATCTTTTTTGTAACACTCGAAGATGATTTTGATTTCTTGATTAGAACCATTATAATTAAAATTAAAGATCTAGTAAGTAATGAAAGTATAGTTGTACCTTTTGATAGCAAGATAGAAAAGCATATAGATAAAATTTCAATATCATCAAAGACACATTTTCATAGTTATGGATTAATAATAAATGACAAATAAAATAAAAATTATAGAACAAGATATTATCTTTCTCAGCTACGATGAACCAAATGCTGAAAAAAATTATGCTGATCTACTTTCTAAGTTTCCCTGGGCAAAACGTGTACACGGAGTTAAAGGTAGTGATGCTGCGCATAAGGCCTGTGCTGCTTTAAGCGATACAGAGTACTTTGTTACAGTTGATGCAGATAATATTGTAGATCCTAAGTTTCAAGAAGTTGAAATAGACCTAGATGCACTAGGGCTAACTAGTGAAAATGTATTTTCGTGGTGTGGAAAAGTTCACGTTAATGGACTTATGTACGGCAACGGCGGTCTTAAATTATGGACACGTAAATTTGTCAATGAAATGCGCACACATGAAAACAGCGACCCAACCGATACTAAGGGATTAGTTGAGTTTTGTTTCGATGACCGATACTATCAGTTTAATGAAAACTATAGTGAAAGTTATACTAATGCAACTCCGTTCCAAGCATGGCGAGCAGGATTCCGTGAAGGTGTAAAGATGAGTTTGGATCAAGGTGCTCGAGTTGCAGATCTTAAAACAGTATGGTGGCAAAATTACCATAGATTATTAATCTGGTCAAGTGTTGGAGCAGATGTTGAAAATGGAATATGGAGTATACTTGGTGCAAGAGAAGGAGCATTTCTGACTAGCTGTACAGATTGGGATTATTCAAATGTTCGAGATTTTGAGTATCTAACTGCTCGCTGGGAAGCACAACATGCTGTACTAACTCCCGAAGATGCTGCTAAATTAATTAATCAATTAGGTAACGATTTAATGAATAGATGCGGACTAGAAATAGCTAATTTAGATCCCGCTGGCAGTCAATTTTTTAAGACTGTATATAACAATACTCCGAGAATTATACGTAAACGATAATGTACGATATTGTTTTTATTAGTTATAATGAATTGAATGCAGATGAAAATTATGCAAAACTTCTTGCACGATTTCCTAAAGCTAGAAGAGTAGATGGAGTTACAGGAATACATGCTGCACATATTGCCGCAGTTAAACCGAGCCTATCTCGATTTGTTTGGATAGTCGACGGTGATGCAGACATATTAGACTCGTTTAATTTTGATTTTAATGCTCGTAATCAGACCGATACAGTATTTGTATGGAAGAGTATAAATCCAATTAATGATTTAGAATATGGCTATGGTGGAGTAAAGTTAATACCAAGATCGTTAACATTGAAGCTAGATACTAGCACAGTTGACATGACTACTAGCATTGGTAAATTATGTGTGCCAATGCCGGAAGTTAGTAATATTACTGCATTTAATACAGATCCTTTTAATACTTGGAAAAGTGCCTTTAGGGAATGTGTAAAGTTATCCAGTAAAATAATTCCTGGACAGATCGACATAGAAACAGATGATCGATTGAATACTTGGTGTACCTATCAAAATGGTTCAGACTTCGGTGATTGGGCCATCATTGGTGCTAATGCAGGCAAAAAGTATGGTCAAGAAAATGCCTCTAATAAAGAGGCATTGTTAAAGATAAACGACTTTACTTGGCTAAAAGATCAATGGTCATTGGGAATATCTCAGCAATAACTTTAGCACAGGCTATTGCTACTTCTTGATGTTCTAGTTGTGTACCGTTAGCACTGCGCAGTTCAATAAAGTGAATCCAACTACGTAGTGTGCCATTCATATATAAACGACTTTCAATTAAACCTTCTGGTAATACTGCACGTGCTTGTTCTTTGGCTATGCCTTTAGTGATAGCCCATTCATATGCAAGTTGCGATGCTTCGATAATTCGTTG